TGTCCAGACGTTCGCCGTCGGCCAGGGTCAGGACCGTGCGCAGGTTCAGGCGCTGGGCGTCGAGGCGTTCACTGAGGATGTCGATGGCGCTGCAATGGCCGTCGTCGATCAGCCATTGCAACGCCTCGCGGGCATAGAACTCAGCGTCCATCTGGGTCTGTCGGGTCAGCTTGACCCGGCGCAACAGCCACAGCCGTGAACCGATGCGATCGTCAGCGACGGTGGGAAAGCTGTCGCCCCACCAGCCGAAGCGCTCCTCGTCATCGAGGGCGTCGTCATCGGCGGCGCGGCGCCAGGTGAACAGACTGATCAGCACGGCGCGGGTCAGCGCGGCGTGCAGGTTCGGGCTGATCAGCATCACTTGCCTCCTGCCGGCACGCCGGTCTGACCGTTGCCGGCCTGGACGCCGACGTGCACATGGGTGATCTGGCTGATGCCGCCAGCGAGCTGGTCGCCGCTGGAAACGATCTTGCCGGTCTGGTTGATCACCGGCGTATCGAAGTTCACGGCGCTGCTGGCGCGGATGTTCAGCGTGGCGGTTTGAATGTCGATGATCCGTCCGCGCTTGAAATGAATCCGGTCGCCCTCATCGGTGTAGATCGCCACTTCACCGGCGGCGAGCGATTGCAGGCGATAGCGGCGGTCGGCGATCACCAGGGCGATGGCATGGGAACGGTCACCGCCAATGAAAGTGACGACACCTTCGGCGCCGGCCAGTGGATGACTGGTAAAACCATAGGGTTCGAAGTGTTCGAGGTCGTCGTTCACTTCGCCGGCGGTGAGGCGCATTTGCAGCGATTGCAGCTTGGAGGCCGAATTGGCGAGCACGACAGTGCCGCGCGCCAGCAGGCGTGTCAGTAGGCTCATGGGGAATCCTGGAGAGTTTGTCGACACGGATCCTGTGGGAGCGGGCTTGCCCGCGATGGCGGCGTGTCAGGCAAAGAAATGTTTGCAGTAACCACCGATATCGCGGGCAAGCCCGCTCCCACAGGGGGCGGTGGTGTCAGGAGGGGTCGGTGTCAGGTCTGGGGTTTTTTCGGGGGTGTTGGATCAGCATCGAAGGTATGCGGCGGTGCCACCTGCAAGGTGGTTACCGAGCCCTGCGCCGACAGCGAATAGGTGACTTTGGAAATCAGCATGTCGCCATCGAAATCCAGCACCGGATCTTTCACCCGCACCAAGGTGTTGTGCCGCCACAGATCGCCGTTGGCCTGACGCCAGCCCTGCACCTGATAGGTGGTGGTTTGCGCCCGCCCCATGCGGGTGGCGCTTTCCCATTGGGCACGCTGCTGCGCCAATTCAAAGGTCAGTTGCGTGCCTTCATTGATCACCGTGGTGCGCCGACGCTTGAAGGTCAGGTCGGCGGCCGTCGATTCGACTTCGCTGACCGCCGCCCCGCTCTGCTTGTCCGAGCCTTTTTGCTGGCCGATCACCCGGTACTCGGAGAACACCTGGCTGTAATCCATGGGCGCGTTGGCCGACAGAATATTCTTGCCCAGTTCGAGCACATCACTGGCCCGCCCGCCACTGCCGGGTTTGGCCAGTACCAGCTGGCCAAGCTCGTTGTCGGTGGAAAACACCCGCAGCAGCGAGAGCAGCCGATCGATCGACTGAAAGGCTGTTTCACCGGGCACGATCGTGTGTTTGGTCAGGCGCGTGGTTTCACTGATTTCATTAACCACCGACAACCCATATTCCCTGGCCAGATCCTGAACGATGCTCAGCAATGGCTGCTGCTGCCATTGGCTGGGCAGATTGCGGGCAGCACAATCGACCAGATCCTGAGTCCTGGAACTGCCCTCGATGCTCAGGCTGATTTGCCGGCCGTCATAGCGGATCGGCGCCTTGAACACGTAACCGGTGAGTACCAGATCCTGGCCGATTTTCACTTCGCAGGGATCACCCGGTTTGATCCGCTGATCCACCGTCTGCCCCGGCCACTGCCAGGTGATGTCGAGTTTGAAGGTGCGGAACTGACGCTCCAGATCAGCGCTGATTTCCACGCTTTTCCAGCCACCGTATTCCATGTTGTTGACGGTCAGCGTGACATGGTTGTCCATCTCGCTCATGGCTCACTCCCTGGAGACTTTGACGTCGTTGGGGGCAAAGCCCGGATGGTTCATCGCGTTGCTCTGAGTCACTTCAGTCACCCGCGTGGCATCGGCAAATTGCCGGTAGGCCACCACCAGTGCGGGCAGGCTTTCCTGGAACGATTTGCTGACCTGTCGCACCCCGGAAGACGCCACGGCCTTGAGATGCGCAAGCAACGCTTCCTTCACGTCATTGATGGCCTGGTGGTGTTTGGGATCGGCCTTGTCGAGCATCGGGTCAATCGCCGCCCCGACCGCTTTCTGCAGCGCTTTCAGTTCCTCGGTCACCGGCACTTCCTGACGGGTCACCGGTTGATCCGCCTGATGCGCCACCGAGGGGGTCGAAAGGAGTTTTACCGCAGGGCTGGCGACCGGCATCGACGCCACCCATTGCGCCACTTTGACCAGCAGCGTGTCCTGCACCAGATCGGCCATGGCTTGCGCCGCTGCGTTGGTGTCCTTGCCGGTGGTGATCTTCGGCGCATCAGCCTTGCGAATCGCTTCAAGTTGTTGCGACACGTCGGCAATCACGCCACGGTAACCCTCCTTAGCGAACGCCTTCAGCTCCTTGATATCGCCGAGCAAGCCTTTGAACTCTGCCGCCACTTCCTTGGGCAACTCCTTCACGGCCTTGACCAGTTCGGTGATCTGCCGGTACTGCTCGATCAGCGGTTTGAGCTGTTCCTTGATCACCTCATAAACCCCGGTCAGGCTGTTGCGCAGATTGGCGATGCCGATCCGCGCAGCCTTGATCAGCGTCATCGCCTGTTCAAACCGTGCCACCGCCGACCCGAGCAGCGTGTCAGCCTTGGCCAACAGGACTTTCTGGGTACTGACGGTCGCGGTAGGAAACGGCAACGGTTTGTCGGGATAGAACTTCAGCGCAAACGTCACCAGCCCACCGTCCTGGCGGGTGTGGGTCATGTCGCATTCGCCGACCTTGACCTGCAAGCGCCCGAGCCACGGATGCACCAGCTCGCCACTGCCCGCCTCTAACGCCTTGAGCAGCTTGTCGCGCTGCTCCAGGCAATCGGCGCCGACGATGAAGGCGGTGATGTCGTGAATTTTCGCCTGCTGGCCGAGGTCTTCGAAATACGGGAGGTCACGTTGCGGGTATTCGTGCAATTGCCCCTTGCGACCGACCGGGGTTTTCGCCTGGTCGATCCAGAAGCCGACACCGCGAAAGGATGCCGGCAACAAACGGTCACGCCAGTTCATTGGGAACCTCCCATCGACAGCGAGCGATAGCCGATGCGCGACGCCACGGCCAGGCCCGGTTGATTGGTTTGCGGTTGTTCGGTGCGCAACCCTGCCGGCGCATTTTCGAAGCGCACGGTCAGGCCGCCTTCGAGTTGCGTGCGGTTGTTGATTGCACTTTGTTGAATCAGCGCGCTGGAGGTTTGCGGCAACGTGCTGCTTAGCGCAGGCGCCCCCCCAGGCGCAGCAGCGCTGGTGCCAGTGAGGGTGGCGAAGACGCCGGAAAAGTTACCTCCGAGCAGTTCTTTGAGCTGTCCGAAAATACCTTGAAGCCTTGTCCACATATCACCGAACCAGGCGAGAACGGGTTGCCACTTCTGCTGGATCGTCTCTAACGGCGACTGATTGAAAAGGTCACTCAGGATCACTTTTACCGATTGCGCGTCCGTGTTCAGCGTTGCCCACAAACCGGAGAAGTATTCCGTGATGCCATTCCACTTCGCCATGACCGCTTCTACGGGAGCATTGCCGAACAAGTTCTGGAACTCGTTTTTCAATGGCTGGGCACCCGCCCGAAGTACGTCCCAAAGTGCTGAAAAAACCGGCGCCAAGGGTTGCCAGGCATTTTCGACCATAGCGCTTGGAGACCAGGAGAACGTGGATTTGAGTTGTTCCCACCCACTCGTGGCAATGTTTTGCATGTTGCCTACAGCGTCGAAAATCGTGCTTTGCGCAGAACTCCAGACCGCCACCATGTTCGTCGTCAACGTACCGTCGAACATGGACGTGATGGTCGACCAACCCGTTGCGACTCTGTTGCCAATATCTTCAAATGCCATGGACGCGGCGCTTTGCGCAGAGTCCCATACGCCCGCCAGTTTTGCCGTCAGCGTGCCGTCGAATGTCGATTTGACCGATTCCCAACCGGACGTCGTCGCCGCATAGCTACGATTCCAGTATCCGCTGACGGCCTCATCGGCCGAGTTCCACAGGGCGATCATTTTTTCCAGTGGAGACCTGTATAACAGGGCCTTGAGTTCTTGCAATCCAGTCTCAGTGCTGGCCGCCGCGCGGTCCCAGTAACCACGGACGGATACGCTTGCCGAATCCCAGGTTTGGTCGATGAATGCGCCGAATGTGCTCAGGCGTTCGGATGCTCCCGCCGCCAGACGGCTGGCGCCGGCAATCGCGTCAGCACGCATCTCCTGCCACTTCAGCGACGCTGTGGCACGCATCGCGTCGAACCGTTGACTCGCGCCTGTGACCATGTCATCCCAGCCTTGCTGCACGGCGTCGATGCCACGACGGGTCGCATCACTGATTGATTGCCAGTTCTGGCTGAAGAAACCCGAGATTGCCCCCCAATTGTTGGTGATCAAGCGTGCGCCAATCACGATGATCGCCACCGCCGCCGCAATCGTGGCGGCAATCAAACCGATCGGCGACGTCAGGATTCCCAACACACCAACCAGTCCCATTGCACCAACGGTGACGACCGTGAACGCGACTGCTGCCGCTGCCAAGCCTTCGACGAGGTACGGGTTGTTCGCCACAAACTGACCAATCGAGGTGATCACCGGAGTGATCGCCGTGACGATGCCGTTGACCGCCGGCAATAACGCATTGCCAATGTTCAACGAGACCTTGTCGAGGGCTTCGTTGAATTTCGCCAGGTTGGCCGAAGTTTCCCCCTGCACCAGCTTAGGCACCTTGAGGCCCTTGATTGCCATGGCCTTCTTCGCCAGCGCATCCTGCGCTTCGATGGCTTTCTTGATGCCGTCCTGAAATGGCTTGAGCAAGCCACCTTCGGCAATGAATCCGGCGACATCCAGCGGCTCGAGGCCGCTGTCTTCCATGCTTTTCTTGAATGCTGCGACCTTGCCGCGCAGCCCTTTCATCTCGGTCTCCATCTTTTCCGCGCCCTTGAGCACTACAAGCATGTTGACCGTGACGGGAAAGTTCTGCGGGATCAGGCTCAAATTGGTATTCGCCATCACTGCACCTGCTGCATCGCATTGATCCGTTGCGCGTGCTCCAGCGATTCGCGGAGCACATCCAGTGGCCTGGCCATCATCTGTTCGGGGTCAACCTTCCAGAACCAGGCCAGGTCATAGGCGACGGCAATCAGGTCGGTGATGGCGCCGACGCCGCACTCATGAAAAAACTCGCAACGGCCCAGCTCAACGCGTTGAGGTCAGCCAGATCGAGCTGGTTGACCGAGGACGGCGGAATGCCGGCGCACACCGCGATGTATTTGGCCGCCACGTCCATGTCGAGGCTGACTTCTTCGCTTTTGTCGATCTTGTACGGCAGCGCCTTGATC